CTGAGACATCAGAAATTGTCTTATCAAAAATCTGTATTGTCTGCTTTGATCTACTCCTCATTGATACCTTCTGTAGTACAGAGTTATTCAGGATAATATTTATATCTTGTAAGGCTTCCTTATATTCAGAATTATATAGATACACATCCTCAACAGGGATCTTTTCTGTCAACCCTAATATTCTTTTGTAATTTTCTGTTGCTAGAGCTTTATATAAACTAACCTTTCCATTTGTACCCATTTGAGTTAAACAAGGCCTACTAATCATGTATGCTGAAGCTGATAGTATCCTAGCTGTGGCTGAGTGTCTACTTAAACTTTCCTTAACCCCTGGCTCGAATAGTTTCATGAATATTAACTGCTTGCTTCCATTCCACTGTTTGGGAGGGTAGTATAATATTTTAGGGTTTTCCTCCACTTCCTCTAGTAGTTCTTCTAGCTCTGGCGCTGACATCCTTCTAAGGAGATTGGTGAATATCTTATTGTTTCCAAATTTTAATTTTATCTTCCGTAAACTCTGGGATATAGTAGGATCTTTTGTATCTTCTTCGAACATAGTTAACTCAGCCTGGCAGATTCTGTCGTTGCCTATGCCATATCCATAAGCTGAATCTTTATGGTATTTATACAATTGAAAGTCTACTCCAGTGACACCAGCATTGCAATCGCTATCAAGAGGGAAGTAACCAAGAGAGGGATCTTTAAGTTTAATAAGATAATCCGATACCTTCTTAGCAAGTCCATGATGGCTTAACCCTAGCATGATATAATGCATCCAAGATTGGCATTCTTGTATTATAGCTACTTCTAGTATTCTGCCTCCAGATTCAATAACATTAGTTGCTGTTCCATAAAAATTGTGGATTCTATCAATAAACTTCTCTACCACACCAACTTCTAAGCATGCAGTGACCCATCTGAAAGTTGGCATTATTGAATTCCGTCTAGTGTACCATTCTGAGTTGTATTCAATCATATCCGATGATCCTATACATGATTTGGCTCTACTTGTGTAGATTCCCATATGTCTTGATACATTTTCCTTCCAATGTAACATGGTAACTGCTATAGCCATAAGATTCCGCACTGGCTTCCCTGATAATGATATTAATTCAGCCGAATCATCACTCCCCTGTGCCATGGTTATCACAGAAGCTATACCCTTTGACTTCAGAACCCTGCTTTGTAATAACACCATAGCTTCTTGAATTATTCCATGGGCAAATGAACTAGTATAGTGTAATATTCCTTGCATCATACCAGATTTAATTGTCATTCTGTTGCTGATTGCATCTTTGAAGATGCCAGTGCCAGAGAAGAATTCTGATCGCATTCTCTCATATATTTTGTTAGAAATTACATTCTTATTAGCTATAAAATTTGCAACAAATTGAATTGGGAAACATATAACTTTATTTACCCATAATGATAGTATCTGTAACACAGGACCTAACATCCACTCTGGTAGAAA